TTTACCAAGAAGCAATTGAGCACGTTCTTGGGTTTAACTGAAAAGAGTGTTGCCACCCTGCTTGTCGATATCAAGCGCGTGGGTGAGGTAACAGTCGTATCGGAACGCCCAGTCGTGCATGGTCAACGTGCCGAACGTCAGTATTCAGTCAAGTAAACCATAGGGCAGGGATTCATTCCCTGCCCGTTTTTATAGGAGCAAAAAGATGTATGCAAAAAACATTACAGTAGATTGGAACTTGCCAAGCGATATTATGTTTATCGTTGAATTGCGGGACGGCTCAAAACGCACTTTTTATTTTGGCCAGCAGTCTGAGACATATGCATATCATATCCTGTGGGACGCCGACGAACATTATGGACAGGATAACCCGTGGCTAGGAATGACTGTGACATATAAGACAAGCATGGTCACGGCTATCTCAAGATGCTTAAAGGTTCTTGAAGCTGAGTTTTCGGAATACGCAAAAAAATAAACCCTTGCCTATACCGGATATCCGGTATAGGCTTTCCCCATAGTCATATAGGAGCAAAACATGACGCAACGTAAAACAAATCCATTCGGTAAATCGACCACCAAGTATGAACCATACGCCGTCTATCGCGGCAATCAGGGATTCACTTGGTGCATTCTCAAAACATACAAGCGTCCGGACAAGGAAGCGTCCGACAAGCATGCAAGGTGGTTCACCTTTACGACGTCCGACTATTGTCCGGAAGGTGAATTCGGAGACGCCTATGCCGGAGAGATTCGGCAATTCGGCAGACTGTCTGCCGCCACGGATGAATGGCGCGAACATTATCCGAACGGATAATCGAACCCACCGCACGGGGTGGTAATACCGTGCATTCCTCCCTTGAGACTCACCCGACAAGCTATAAGCTTGTCGGGTCTTTTTATATATAGAGGGGCGCAGGACGCAGGACGCAGGACGCAGGACGGGTTAACCAAAATCCGGTTGACCGCGCTGCTGCGCTTATGTGGCCGAGCCGGGCGTATGGGATTATCTTATAATAAATGTTTGCATAGCTTGGTTAATCCTATATAATCCTATGCATAACAACGAGAGGAAAACAAAATGAACAAGATAGATGATATGAAGATGCTTTCGGGTACTAGCAAAATGCCATGTAAATCAATTAGTCGAAGCGCATATTTATGCAACGTAGGTATGAAGCTCAGAAAGATTAAAGGTAGCACATGCCATAACTGCTATGCATGCAAAGGCATGTACAATATGCCCAATGTTAAAAACGCTATGGAACGGCGCGAAGAATTCTTCGACGCTATCGATTTCGTGCCGCGCATGGCGCGGTTAATCATGCGATTGCGTCCGGTTGAATTCCGTTGGTTTGACTCGGGCGACGTGCGCGATGTTAAAATGTGCAATGACATTCTAGACGTATGCGAGGCAACGCCGAGCAAAATACATTGGATTCCGTCGCGTGAATATAAGATATGGCGCGACGTTTTGAAAACCCGCGACCTGCCGGACAACGTCACGTTGCGAATGTCCGCTCATATGATCGACGGTGCACCGTCGCAGGGCTGGCAAAATACCAGCACAGTCGCAAGCAATGACGACAATGTGCAGGGCTGGTCATGTCCGGCGCCATTGCAGGGCGGGAAATGTGCCGATTGTCGCGCATGTTGGGATCGCTCGGTTGCCAATGTCACTTATCATCAACACTAGGGGAAACATCATGCCAAAATATATAACAGCCAAAGACGGAGACGTAATGCGAGAGATCGCATTACGTCACATGAACCAAGGCGACCTTGTCAAGCGCAAGCCTGACGCAAAGGCCGTTTACGTTATCAATCACAGGAACCGCGCAACCAAAGATCGAGCCGCAGAATATAGCCTATCCGACTGGCACGACATGAACCGCGAAATTTTCTTAAAAGAAGACACCGTTGTCTATACTGATTTCACATTCTAGCCATTGCCACAGCCTCATAGGCTGTGGTAACTTCAATCATTGTCTAGCTCCATGACAACTAGGGCGCAGGACGCAGGGTTTTTTGTTTGTTTTTTTCCCAGCGCCTGCGCTCTTTTTATATTAAGTCGCAGGACGCAGGACGCAGAGCCACGCATCTATAGCCTTGGCACGCAGGACGCAGGGCAATCCCTTCAAGTCACCATCATATAAAGCCGCAGGACGCAGGACATCGATCCCCGAACCTTGGAACTTGAACGCAAAACCTCCGTCAAACAAAAGTACATCACCCTTCGAGGGGTCGTGTAACAAGAAAAAACTCACGCCATTACAGCGAGAATGCCCAAGATGCCACGCAATCTGTGACTTGTTAACCGTAACTCGGTTACTTTTAATTATTTTTAACTCAAGCCAGATCGGGACACCGTCGAGGCACATATAAACGTCCGGCATCCCTTCGCCAGCGCGGTTTTCAATCCGTTGGTAATGACTCTTTTTCGGTAACTTCTGCTTCAATGAGGTCGATAGTGCTTTCTCTGTCTTTGGCATCTTTAACAACCTTCATATCATCTAAGCTTGGGTGCTGTTTTCTTATGTCTGCTAGTCGTGCGACAATCTCTTCACGCGACAGCTTATCAAGCTGGTGGACGTGCTGTTGTTCTCGCCTGTCGATAGTTAAGCCACCCAAAGCAGATCGTATCTTCTCGGCGTTGATAGCGGCAGAGAATTGCCCTTCGGTCTCGGCGTTGCGTGACAGTTCATCCAATCGCTTTAACTGTCCAAGCAGGGTGACACCATACTTACGCTCTCGATCCTGTCGTAGTTCTTTTATCAACTCGACAACAAGCGGGTATGACTTTCCGTTTAACAGCTTTGATGCGTGTTGTGCGGCAGAGTCTTCGGCATACCCAGCCAACCTTGCACACTCTGCATTACTATGTCTGCCATCGACATAGTATCTAGCAAATTCTCTTTGTCTGTTTGTCAGCCCAGATGGGCGTCCAGCAGGATTAGGCAAAACAAAATCTCCTATAGGTTTTTCTGTGGGTTTTTACTTTCAAATTCAAAAAAGCATGCGCGAACGTATTTATAGCCCTATGAAGTGGAACGAATGGAACGAAGTGGAACGGGAATAACGTAATAAAAACAACACTCGTTCCGCTCGTTCCGCTCGTTCCACCATATTTCAAAAATTTTTTCAAAAAACTTTTTCCTGTGGAAAACACTATATGAACATCACTTTCTTAAAAATAATCCTTGCATCTATGGGATAAGCTAGGATAAGGTATCTTATATCACAGTGTACCGCATGGGATTCACCGTAACAAGTACCAAGGTTCGAGGTTCGGGAATCGAGTACCAAGCAACACTAAACATGAACCGAGTCAAAAGGAGTAATGACATGGCGTTCGATAAACAAGTAGTGAATAAAGTTCGTGAAGATTTGAAAGAGCATCTATCTACATTTTTCAGAGCAGGGTTACCTGATCTTGAGTTTCACGTAGGCAATGCATCCTATCGTGATGATCGTATTACCTTCAAGCTTGAGGTTAAGATTGCTGGTTCTGAGTCAACTGAGATGCAGGACTTACGTGCTTGTGCTGATCTGTATCAGCTTGATCTTGATAAGGTGCAAGGCACCTACACGTTGGGCGGTTATCGCAAACGTGCTCGTAAGAATCCATTCATTGTAAAATGTTCAAAGACTGAAAAGAACTATGTCATTACGCATGACGTGGCTGTTCGTTGGTTTGGTAAGGAGTCTGCTGATGTCTAGGCACAACGTACAAGATGAGTATTACGAGCAACTTGTAGGCTCGAAGATCACCAAGTTTTGGACGAGTGACGATGGCTTTCCGACATTTGGTTTGGTTCACCCCAAGCATGGTGCGATGGTCATCGAGGTCAGTTGTGACCCCGAGGGCAACAACGAGGGTTTTCTGTTTATTGATGATGGGAGCGAGTCATGAAAAGTTATTTTATCACGAGCAAGGGCGTCAGGCTTATAGCTCATGACCTGTTTGTCATAGCTGATAAGTATGGGCTAAACGAAGTCAATCTATGGTGTGCTGATGCGGTCGCAAATGACATTGTAAGCAAAGCTGACTTTGACCATGACATGCAACGCGATGGTCATTTTGTGCATGAGTTAGGCATAAGGTCACCACAAGGTCACCCTCTGACTATCAGCATAGATCGCGCCCATTGTGAGGCGTTGAGCGTAGGGAGCGAGTCATGAACGAGTACGAGGTTGAAATCAGGGCGACTGTCACCAAGACAGTTCGCGTGTTTGCCACCAACAAGGCTGATGCCATTGAGGTTGCGAACGATGAGTTCACAGTTCTGCACACAGGCGATCCTGAGAAGTACGAGCAGGACACACTGAATATTTCAGAGGTGCCATCATGAAGGATAATTCTTTGAAATTACTATCGGTGCCATTGACAGCACCACAATGGAACGTGCTCGAGGTTGCCCTTGATAGGTACATCGATGAGCAGATTGATGACGGTAGCGATGATGCCCTTTTTTACGCTAGGAAGGCTGGCATCGTGAAGGCTTTGTTAGAGCACGAGTTGATGAGAGCGGGAGCAGGACAATGAAAGTTCTTTCTATGTTTGACGGTATGTCATGTGGGCGGCTAGCACTTGAACGTGCTGGCATCCCTGTCACCAAGTATTATGCATGCGAGATTGACAAGTATGCAAAGAAGGTCAGTCAGGCCAACTACCCTGACATCGTGCAACTTGGCGACGTCACCGGATCAGGGTTCAACAACTGGGTGAATGCTGTTGCCTTTACGGGCAAGATCGATCTGTTGATTGGTGGCTCACCTTGTCAGGGGTTTTCGTTTGCAGGGGCAGGGTTAAATTTCGATGACCCTCGAAGCAAACTATTCTTTGAGTTTGCCAAAGTATTTAAAAGACTCAAGCCAAAGTATTTCCTGCTTGAGAACGTGCGTATGAAGAAGGAAAGTCAGGACATCATATCGCGGATCATGGGTGTCGAGCCTATCGTCATGAATAGTAATTTGGTTTCGGCGCAGAACCGTCACCGCCTATACTGGACGAACATTCCCTTTGATGGCTTGCCCGAAGATCGGGGTATCAAGTTGCGTGACATCCTCGAGCATGGGTGCACCGACAGAGAGAAGTCGCATTGCATTGATGCGAACTACTTCAAGGGTGGTAACCTGAGAACCTATTTCCAGAAGAACCGCCGACAGTTGGTGTTCAGCAAGGATGGCTTATGCCACATTGCTGATGCTGATCTGAAGGGTCATGGCTACAATCGCAGAGTCTATCATCCCGATGGCAAGGCACCGTCTCTGGCGGCGGCATCAGGGGGCAACCTAGAGCCGAAGGTTCTATGGCCAGCGTCCATTGTCGGACGCCGGATCAACGAGGA